TAGCAGCCTCGACCTCTGTGCTTTGTGGCTCTGGTGCTTTGTCTTCCACAATAGCCTCGCTTTCTTTGGTTTCGATTGGTGTCTCTGCTTCGTTTTCACTAGCAGCAACTTTAGTTACTTGCGCAGCTGTAAACGCTGGCGATTCGACTAGGCTAACCTCACGTAGAGTTGCGCTAGTTACATATAAATAATCTTTTTTCTGTACAGACTTGTTTACATCTACGCCTACTGATAATCCGTCGATTAATTGCTCACCTGCAAGGATTAAAGCATCTTGACCTTGCATTGATGCACTGATCTTAAATGATGCGTAGATACCATCTTCTGCCTGGTTAAATTTTTGCATACGACCTATTGGCTTTTCTGGTCTGTGCTGCATAAGCATCTTGACTTTGCCTGGATCGCCTATATCGATTGATCCTTTAGCAAATACCACCTTGCCGACAGAAGTATTGCCCACTTCTTCGAATGGCACGATCTTGCCAGCGATAACTCTGCGCTCTGTATCGGCAGCTTCTACCTGGCTACTGAATGTAAGTATCATCTTCTACTTCTCTTCCGTTAGGTGTTAGGCTTTCCATTTCTTTTGCATCATCTATGTCAATTAGACCTAGAGATAACATTTTTTCTATTGCTTCTAGTCGTTTCATTGTGTCTGCACGTAAAAATGATTCTTCAATACCAAACTTAACTACGTGGCCACGTGGGGTAATGTCATCCATAGACAAACGATCTTCAATAGCACAAATAAATGGCTGTAGTGAGTATGCGACAAATTCTTTGCGACCATCAATGATGTTTTGATAGGTCATACTATTATTCATATCTGCTGAAATGTAATACGCAGGTACGTTCATAGCTCTGGCTATTTGTGTTGCTAGATATTGTTGTGCTTCGTTGTACATCATATCTTTAGGAGAAAACCCTGTGGTTTCATATGATAATGTGCTAGTTAAATATGCTGTGCTTCTGTTTTGTCTGCTTTGCTTCCATTGTGCTAATAATCCTGATACTTGGGCTTCTGGTAAATCTGCGCCAGTGTTTTTAATGTAGCCAGATGGCATAGGTGTTTGTGCAGATACAGCTGCGGCCTTTTCAATATCTAATGCTGATTGAATTGTGCGTGATGCAGTGTTTAATACACCTTGCGTTAATCCTTGAAATGTAATTAATGACCCAATACCTGTCATTGGGGCTCTTACGCCATCTATAAAGTATTCTTCTATTTCTGTGCCAAATTTATTGGTTGTAAATGTAACTCTATTGTTTGCTACCCACTCAAATCGTGATGGTCTTAAATCATCTGCATATAATTCTGTAACTTTCCAATATGCAACGCCATAAAACAGCAAACTATCGACAGTCCAAGAAATGGTGACGGATCGTGGTTGTCGATAGTCTGGCTGGTCTAGCCACAGAGGGTTCCCCAACTCCTCACCATTAGACTTTTTGTAAAGTTTTAATGGCAAGTAAGAAACTACACCAGCTATAAGATTTCTGCAACGGCTAACTGCAGGTACTTGCATCGCAAAGTTGCGATCTAATCCACCAGGGAAGTTACCAACACCAGTTGTAAATGAACCATAGCCATAAGCTGTGTCCATAATGGCAGGGGCGTATTGCGCTTGGACAGATTCAGTTTTTTTGGTTATACCCAAAGCAGACAATAGACCCATATGTATATGTTATACCATAAATCGGACAATTAGTGCAAATTAGATAAAGATTTGCGCAGTTTGTTGTGGTTTTGTTAGTTGACTTACAACCATCGCTAGTGATATAGCGGCAGTGACATCTCCAGCAGATTTACGCCTAATAATGCGCCAGCCAGCATCATTTGTCTTAGCTGCGCAGTTATTTAAGTGCTGTACTAGCTCTGCCTGCCCAGAATGCACTACTCGATTATTGGCTAAGCCATCGGCTAAGTCTGAGCACGCCTGGTAAAACGCCTGACCTGATACATCGATCATCCGCCATCCGCTTTGCTCTAATCTGGTAGCAATAGTTTGCGTGGCGTACTTGTCATAGCAAATTATGTGTGGATGGTATTTACGTGCCCACTCATTTATGTCACTAGCCATCTTGATCTCATCTATTGCAATATCACTATGCCAAAGCTGTGCTAATCCGACTGCGATCTTGCCATCTTTAATTTGACCCATTACCAAAGCACCTGATCGCCTTGTAGGTGCAATATCAAATGCCATAATTGTTTGTGGCCCGACAGGTATTTCTAGGCTGCTATCACTGCACTGCTCGATTGATCCATAGACCCAGGGGCTAACAGAAGAATCGATCCACTGGCATAACATCTCAGTACGTGTAGCTTCTATACTGTTGGTGCTTACAGATTCTTCCAATGTTTGCTCTGTTATTAAATGGCCCAAAGCAGGGTTAGCCAACGCCCACGCCTTCTTGTCATTTATCTTGCAATGTTGCGGTGCGCTGTACTCATAAAATCCTAAGTTTTCTGGTGGATAAGATAAGCAACGCTCTCTCAAATCATTTAACACTGTACTAAACCCATCACCAGCATTACTTGTCATTAAAGTCATCGCATTAGGTCTTGCACGTGTGGTTGGTAATGCAGCTGTAAAGGCTTCCTCTGTCCACTCTCTTAATTCATCGATATATAAGAAATCTGCGGTTTTACCACGTGGTGCATCTCTAGTAGCTGCTGCAATTTCATACCTGGCACCATTGAGTAAGCTAATAGATTCTTGTCCATTGGCCAGGCGTATCTGCCTTACCTGGTCTTTCAAAAATTGATTATCTTCTATTGTAAATGCAACTTGCCTAAAGGTATCTAATGCCATATTGCGGTTAGATGACATACCCAGGACATTCTTAGAGCCCCATAAGAATAGATGGCTAAGAATTAACATACGTGCTAGGTGGGTCTTACCATTCTGGCGTGCTACGAGCACTAAAGCGGTTTTCTTTCGCCAGGCATTCTCATCATCTACAGATAACAGGTCATCTAGCACCCAGCGTTGCCAGGGTATTAATGGCAAGCCTATTTTTTCAGCTAGATCGGCAACCTCTTGCGACCTTGTGCGACCTTTAAGCAAGGGCGTGTGGATTCTAGGCTCGGTACTACCAATTAGCCCGACCCCTCGTTTGATCTGGCTTACTTCCGTATCATTTTGCATCAAAGTCAAGCGTATCAGGTTTATTAAAGGGTGAGTCTGGCACTGTACTGGTGGTCTCAGGGAGAGAAGGTTCAAAAAAGACAGGGGGGGTCGCCTTGCTGCTAAAAAAACGCCCACCTTTACGGCTATTACAGCTCTTACATAGCGCTTGCAAGTTATCAGGTGACCACATATCACCACCCTTAACACGTGGCACAATGTGATCGACAGTATGGGCAGGCCTGTTGCACAGGGCACATTGCCAACCATCTCTGTCAAGTATGGTAATGCGCAGCTTTGCCCACTTGCCACTACCTAATGCTTTATCTCTCAATGCCAGCCTTTACGCTTAAAGTGATCTAATGCTTTACACATAGACCCATATCTATTATTAATGTACTTAATACCCCAGTCTATCTGTTTTACACCATTGACAGTAGCCAACCACTTAGACCTACCTTGCGGTATACCCACGTGTGAGCCATTACGTGCTTTAGGATCCCACCTACTATTTTCTTTAGAGTAGAGATCTATTAGGCAATAAGCTTCTTCAAAGTCATTTAATTGTATGAGTATGTATTGTTTGTAATGAATAGGTTTGTAGTTATCAACTGCAACGGAATTAGTCTTTACAAAGCAAAGATTAACTATGAATAGAGCGATCCCAACTAGCCAGCACCTTGCGAGCTTTCCCTGTCGGGCTCGCCTTGTGGCTTTGTGAGCCACTGCTACACTAGAGCCTAGCATCATATGTCAAACTCCTTTATACGTAGATGATTAAACTGTCTCACTATATGAGATGTGAGATGTGTCACACAATAACTGTAAAGCGTAATAAGCCTGTTGTGGGACAACACCATTACCAAGCATTTTTAATTGTTGCGAACGAGACAAATCTAAATCTGTAACCCAACCTTCGGGTAATCCCATCATATATTCGACAAACTTGGCGTTTAATTTTCCATCGACCAATGTATGCGGTATGGTCTGCAAAGACATTTCACGTCGTGAAACAAATCTGCCCCCCAATTCCTGCATTTGCCCGTTGTATGACTTATGTTGGTTGTCGGTGTCGCAATTAGTCTTACAGCTACACCCGTGCTCGCACCTGGTTTGCCCAATGTTTTGCCCTCGTTGAAATCTTGCACCCTTTGTTTGTATTTCTCGATCGGCTCGTCGTGATTCCTCACATGCATCGCTGTTGGCGTCGGCAACAAAGCCATTGGTAATGTCATTTGTTTCGTACCTGGTCCTTTGTAATCCCGAGCTGCTGGGGTAGGCAATAATGAATAATCTTGCTCTTTGGTGTGGCGCACCGACATCACTAGCTCGAACAATTCGCCATTTTGCATCATACCCATTTTTGGCAAGGTCGCTGAGAACTTCCTTGAATCCGAGACTGAGATGCCCTCGCACATTTTCCAAGACAACGATGCTCGGTCTAAGTAGGCTAATTGCTTTAGATATGTATGGCCATATATGTCTTTCGTCATTTTCACCTTTTCTTTGTCCTGCATGACTAAATGGTTGGCAAGGATAACCTGCGGTTAATATATCTATAGGCTCAACGCTAACCCAATCAATTTGTTTAATATCACCCAAGTTAGGTTTATTAAATCTCTGCTCAATAAGTTTAGATGCGTATTTGTCTATTTCTGCGCACCAAATCATTTCAGCATTAAAGTAAGATTCAACAGCCATATCAAGGCCACCATATCCAGTGCACAATGACCCTATTTTCATTTCTGCCCACCCCAGCCACCACCCTTGAAGATAAGCCCAGGTGCGCTATAGATTCTGTTCATTTGTAAGTGACAACGTGGGCAACTCATAGGCGCACTGTCATCATCGTATGATCTATGCACTGATCCATAGGTGCCGCATTCATTACAGCTGTATTCGTATGTAGGCATTACTTTGCTCCAATCAGTTGACAAGTGTGGCAGACCACGGCTTCAAACTTCCAACCACCACACTTATCACATCTGCATATCTCTGAATCAGGTATATGCAAAGCCTCTACTACATTTTTAACGCCAACGCAACCACAATCCATACACTGATAAGCCTTAAATCCCTTTGGCGTATCCAACTCATCTAGCCATAGAAACTCGGTATCACGTTTACATCCATTACATTTAAATCGTGGGTGCATTATGATAAACTTCTTATTGCCTACAGTGACACTGAGTGCAAACCAAGAAATTACCAGAATGTATTAGCCTGTCATCATTACAAGCTACACATAGGTCAATCGATGGCGTGAGGGTTCGCTTATCATCTTCTAAACGTAGAGTGAACCCATCACGTATAATTTCAACATATCCCATTTACTCACCTCCCTCGCTATCACTAGGGAAGAACCAAGATCCAGCAGCTGTAAGTTTTGCCCATCTAGCTTCGCACTGGTCAGGCTTTGCAGCACTGCAGACAAATCCGTAATAACTCTTGCCAGTCTTTGCCACACCTTCTTTGAGTATCATCTCGCCGTGTTTGCATTCTTGTGCTTTAGGATTAACTGGTATGGCTTCTATTGCATCACCAACACTCCATACAGTTGGTTTGTCTTCTGCAAAACTAGCACGCAACACATTCTCTACAGCTCTCGCCCTAGATCCTGGTGGTGAGTAACTTGCAACCTTTGTCATTTCCTCTCGGCTAGCCCTTTTGCCCTTAGCTGCATAACCTGCATTTGCAAGCGCTCTGCCGATCGCTGAAGTCTCAGCATTCTCCAGTGCAGAAGTTGAATTGACACCCCGATCACTAATGCTTTCACTAGCAAGGCCAGTCGCCCACGCTTGGGGGTCGGCTTCCGTCTTAAATAGTTGAGCACTAACAATGTATCTAGTGTCTGTGGCCTGCTCGATCTTTGTAGATAATCTTCCATCTGGATACTCCTTCCAAAACTTCTCTAGTCGGCTCTCGACTGTTTCATAATCTGCTAAGTTAAATGCCATTAGTCATTCCCCCAGGTAAAATTGACGTCGGCTTCTGCATCAAGGACTGTCTGGTATATCGAAATGTAAGCAAGTGCGTCGATGATCGAGTCACTGTGACCTGGAGATTCAGTAAGCCTAGAAACCTTGACGAGCGCCATACATAATGCGACTTGACTAGGCGTAACTGGATGGTCGAGGTATGCCGACCACAGTTCACTGATCCTTTTATGGTTTGTGTAAGGGTGACCATAGACCGATCCCCTTGTATGCACCAGGTCGACAACATCAGCTAGCAGCTTCTCAGTTTTTGTCATAGTCAAATACCTCATCTGACTTTATTTTGTTTTGGATCATCCTGCGGTGCATATCCCAGCCATCTTTACGGCCTCGCCAATAATGGGTTTGCTTTAGATCATCAATGCGTGTTACCAATAATAACCACGCCATACTCAGCCCTATAAATAAATATATTGCTAGTTCTAGTGTCATTTTGTAGCCCAATCTATGCGCACATACTTTGTGGCACAGGCATAGTGTTGCACCTGTGTACGACTTTGTGGATAGTTTAAGGGTGTTTTTGTATAACGATTAGATAACGTTAATATCTTCGAGGTCATCGATATGGTCGTCGATGGTGCGGTCGGCGTACTCTGTATTAAGCCCCATAGTGTTTGCCTAATGCTGTAAATGAGCCATCCTTGTTTATTGGCACCAGGGTTGGTGTCAGGGTCTTACCTATGGCTTCTAGTATAGCAATACCCATCTGCCAATTAGCGCTTCCATAGCGTAAATAAGAGGCTTTTTTCCTATCCATAAGATTACCTACCTCAACCCCATATAAGGCCCTGTAATGGCTTCCTACGCCCTCTGCATAGGCACTCATACCTAGTCTGTGGGTGTGGCCACACAATACAGATTTACCCCATTTTTTAGCCAGGTTGAGAGCTGTGATACCTGCGTGCTGAGACATATTGCCTTCATCTCCGTGAGCTAACATCCAGCCTGGGTGAAACTCATAGGCGGTCTTGTGGTACTCCATACCCATATCCTTAAAACCCATAAAGGCTGGGTACTGTAGTTCGGGTAGGCTGATTAAGCCAGGGACTTTTAGTAAAGTGTTATAAAGGCGATCAGTATGATTACTGCGGATAATATGACACTCTCGGCTGTACTCACTGAGATCCCACAATATCGACTTAGTAAGTTCCCGATCATCGTGAATGGTTTGCCGATAAGCCAAAGGTGTGCCCTCAGCCCACTTGCTAATTGTATTAAAATCAATTTCATCCCCGACCACCAATACTGAATCAAACTTCTCCCGCCTTGCTAACTTGATAACATTCTTTACAGCTGCCTCGTGATGGAATGGTACCTGCAGATCGCTGATTACCAGGTAGCGCTTAATCTTCTTCCTCGTCTGGAGTAGGGATGCGTGGGATAATTCCATCATCGCCGACTACCCAGTCTGGCATTGACTCTGGACTATCCATTAGATATAGGGCTACAGACTCGCTAAAACCTGCTTTGCGTGCAGCTTTAAACATCTCGTGTTTAGCAATATAAAACACCTCTAACTTAGATAATGGGTCAGGTGTTCTACGCACCCTGCGCCGATTTATCTTCTTACGTTTACGAGTAGTAGACATAATTAAATTATCGCTTACTGATTAAAACAAAGAGATCATCGACACGCTGTTCGAGTCTTGTTATCTGATCCTTCATACTAGATCCACCATTAGGGCGCAACTCATTAAGCCAGCCTCTAACTAAAAAACGTAATCCTATTAGCACGCCTGATAGCACGCTTATAACGCCAGCGCCAAAGCCAGCCCACTCTCCAGGACTCATTTTTCATTAGCACCGATGCCATAGGCAATATCGGATTTATCTAAAGCCCTAGCTGCTGGCCCTGCGAGTGCTGCAATTACTACAGACAGCGCTGGGTCTAAACCTAATTCATTACTTGCTAAGAATGTTAAGAATGATACCAATACGCCACGTGCGTATGACTTTAATATCGCCTTCTGTTTTTTGCTTATCTTCATATCTTGCCCCCTATTAGTGGTATATCGAACGGCTTACTATCTTTGTCGCCTAACTTTGTAAAACTAATGTGTATATGCTTCTTGTGTGGGTTAATGCCTTTGTACTTACGCCATTTCCAGTTTAATATCTTTGAGCATATTCTCCCGTTATAGATGACGTATGATAAGCGTGGATCCGATTTGGCTGCGATTCTGATCTGGTCAGCCAGATAAGGTGCGAGGCTGTCGGATGACTCCAACCGAGCATTAAGATCAAGACCTCTGACCCACCCGTGTTCGTCTGGATTATGATCCGATTTTCTGGCGGAGTGACGACTATCGCCCAGCCATCCTTCTGGACTCTTAGTACACCTATCTGGAAACCACGTATCAACTTGATCTCTTAACTGCACACCAGCTGCACATAGTTTAGGTTTCATTACAAACCTAGAGCTTTTAAATCCTCAGTAGTTAATCCAAGTGCTTCGAGTTTAGATTCGGCTCCTGCTTTGGCTGCTGCTTTGGCTGCATCCTGCTCTGCTTTCCAAGCATCATATTGAGCAAAGCCATCTGTAAATTGTTTTTTAGTTATTGGCTCACACTCTAAAAACTTAATGCTTTCATAATCATCGCCTACAATATACCAACCGCCATTAGGAATTAACATTGATAAAACATCTCCACCATTAGCCATAATTATGCTCCTATTTCCATTAAAGTAATCCTAGATGGGTAGCCTACGTTAACACTTACTTTGGCTGCGGCTGCATTATTTCTAAATTGTGTTTTGTAAGTTATTGCGGATGTTGTGTTTGGCGCATCTAATTTCATAAGTGTAAGTTCGCCGTACAAAATTAATGATGTAGCAGTGTAAAATCCTGAAACATCATCAATACTTGTTGAATCTCTCATAAGTCGCACAATTAAACCACTCTCAATATCTCCTGCGTCTTTATAGCCGTGTTGTTTAACAATAACTAAAATTTTGCTACTGGCTGAAGATGGAGTAATGTTTGCTGTTACATTTGTATCCTGAAAAGTAGTTGTGGAATTATCAACTTGAGTTGAATAAGAGCCTTCAACAACCTGTAACACTTTGCCACCACCAGCAGGTGCAGCCCAAGTAGGAACACCACCAGCAACAGTTAATACTTGACCTGTAGTACCAATTCCAAGTCTGGCTGGTGTTGATCCGCTTGATGAATAAATAGTGTCGCCCGTAGTAGTCATTGGGTTAGTCATACCTGTTGTATCTAGGTTTGCCCAAGCACTGCCTGTGTAATAAGTGGTTACGTTTGTATCTTTAAGATATGCAAAGTTACCTTCTTGCGGTGATGTTACAGCTGCATCTCTAGCAGCAGCACTGGCAAACACCCAAACACCCTGCATTAAGTAGCCATCAACATCGGCTGCGGTTAATACCTCGCCTGTCGTAAAGTCCTTAAATCCTAATCCTGCTGCCATTGTCTCTCCTTAGTAACTGAGCACATTATAGTCTAAAGTGCCATAGATATTGTTATCTAAAATTAGGGCGTCGATTACTGGCTCCAGCGTAGTAAAGATGACCCTAAAACTGTTTGGGGTAATGACGTTTTGCACGCCAAATATCTGCAAAGTCTTGTCCAGGGTAGAGCCACCTGGTTGGGTAGTGACCACTCGAATTGGATCAAAGAAATCTAGGTCTAGGGCTGCAATAATGCCTGCATTGTAGTTAGGTGTATACAAGTCTAATTCTATGGAATCGCATCGCACGCTGGTCTCAGCACGGCTGGCTGTATAAGCCTGAGCATAATCTAGAGCTACGGCATCGGTTTGCATTAGCAAGTCTTGTATCTGAAAACTATGTATAAAGTATTTGTCTATTGAGGCTTGGTTAATAGCAGTCTGTGGCGTGCCACCTGTCCTGGTAACAGTAGATGAGTTGAATACGAGTGTGTCATCTAGTTTCCAATTAGCATTAGCATAAGCAATACCTGTGCCATTATCATTAAAGGTAGTTACTGTGCCACCTATTGATCCAGCAGTTACAGCTCTATCTTGAAATACAAACTCACCATCTGCGTTTACATAAAGTGCGCCATATTCTGAACTAGCCACAGTTTGCATAGCCCCTAGTGAGGTGCGTAATGTGCCTGGATCATTTTGCAGTGTAGTTAAACCTGCATCAATATCCCGCATTGTTGCTGGCCAGTCAATTTGATCTAATATCTGATTTATACGTGTGCCTGATAGGTCACCAGCACTAGCACCTGCCACAGTAGTTATCTGGGCATTGTTGGCTAACCTTGAAGCATCTACAGCTTGTATGGTTGTGTAAGCCACTTCTGTAGCATCTTTAGGCTGGGTATTAACATAGCTTGTGATAAAGCCAGAAAATATAGGGTATGTAGTAGCACCATAGGTTGCAGTGATCTGCACCTTTTTCATAGGCGTTAGATCTGGAGCGTAGGGGCTTAATGGATTAGTTGGGTTAAAATCGCCATTTTGATCTACTATGCGCAGTGTTAATTGGCCTGTCTGAAATTGGTCAAATAAAGGATTACGGCCTCTTGTAGTTTGTATAAAATTGATTTGATTTGACACGTCAACAATAATGGCTGCTGAGTCTTCTAATATGTTTACGTCTAATATACCAGTATCTAATATCATAGCCTGAGCAAAAGCTGGCCCAGTGCTAAAATTTATGTAAGCGTTAACTACTGGGACTGTCATTGTAATAATATGACGGAGCCACGAGGCACTACGCCATTACCTAATTTAATTACATTACCTACAGCATCTTGGATATAACGCTCTAAATCTTGCTCACTACTTAATACTGCGCCAGTATTTACAGTGGTATTAATTACTGTTGGTGCTGCTGCTGCGGCAGCTGTAGTTGCACTAGATGGCATACCACTACTTGGCACTGCATATGGACCTATACCTGCTGCAAAATCATCGGCCATTTTTTGTAATCTTGCAGACATACCAGCCAAAGCCGCTGCCCCGCTTGCAGTATTACCCATAGCGATTGATTGTTCATAGAGATTCTTAAAGATTTGATCGTACTTGCTAGGCAAAGTATTAAGGGCGTTAGCAGCATTGTTAGCGCTATCGGCCAACAAATCCGCAGCTGACTTGGCGTTTAATTCTGCATTGTATTTCTTAGCCAGGGCTTCGTTATTATCCAATATGGCTATTTTAGACTGTATGCGTAGTTTAGTCTCAGCATCAGTAGCTTCGCCCAATGCCTTCATTAAGCCTATGCGCTCAAGATCAAATTGCTCGGCTAGTTTATCCACCTCAGTTTGCTTCTTATTTTTTGCATCTAATAAGGCTAATTCTCTTTTTTTCTGCTCTGCTAATTTATTTTCTAAACGTAATTGTTGGCCAAATATCCGAGCCGATGCACGGCCTTGTGCATTGTCTGGTG